TTTGAAATGACTCATAGAGAATGTGAGGCGGCTAAAACCGCATTAGATGGTGTTTTTCTTCCTGAACAATTAAAAGTAATTGTTGATATGAGAAAATATAAATCAATCACTAAAGAAGAAAGAGAAGAACTTATTAATTTACTAAAAAAATAAAACTATGAGAATCTGTATATTATGTGAAGAATCTAAAGTTTAACAAAATATTTTCAAAAACTTAGTTGATATAAAACAAAACAAAAACTATATTTATTTACGAAGGTAAATGCCGACCTAATTCGGTAGCTAATAGACCAAAAGTAAAAAATATATGACATCACAAGAAGAAATTAAAAGTTTCCTAGAAGGAAATGATCCTGAAAAATACATAGTGGCGGTAGAGTACGACTATGTCTCAGACAAAATTTTTAAAATAAAAGAAATACCTGGCAAAGGTAAAGAAATCCAACGAGATACTTTAATCTCATTCGCATGGGTTGGTGACCTTCGTGGTCAAAATTTCTATTCATCATCAAAGGCATTGCAAAAAGAAGCAATGGGAAAACACGGAATTATTATTGAGAAATTAAGAACCGATAATAATGAAAGATTGGAGGACGGATTAACATTTTTGGTTAAATGTATGAAAGGATATAGAAACCTTATTCAGTTTTTTAGAGAAGGTGGTGTTGATCCTTGGGGTGAAAAAACAAAAGATCTTATTACATTGTTATCCCCGGTGGAACAATACTTAATTTCAAAAGAAAAAAGATTATTCAAAGGATTTGAGGAATATAATGATATCACAAGGTTTGTATTTGACCTTGAGACGACCGCATTAGAACCAAAAGACGGTCGTATCTTCATGATTGGAATGAAAACAAATAAAGGTTTCATGAAAGTAATTGAGTGTAAAGACGCTGACGAGGAACGAAGAGGGCTTGTTGAATTCTTTAGAACCATAGACGATATTAAACCATCAATCATTTCAGGGTATAACTCCGCAAACTTTGACTGGTTTTGGATATTTGAAAGATGTAAGGCGTTAAACTTGGACATTAAAAAGATTGCAATCTCAATGAACGCACAGAAAACAATCTCACAAAAAGAATCAATGTTAAAGTTAGCAAATGAGGTCGAGAGATTTAATCAAGTTCAAATGTGGGGGTATAATGTAATTGATATTATCCATTCAGTTCGTAGAGCTCAAGCCATTAACTCAAGTATTAAAGAAGCCGGATTAAAGTATATTACCAAATATATTGATGCTGAGGCTAAAGATCGTATATATATTGACCACACAAAGATTGGATCTATGTATGCCAATAAAGAAGAATATTGGTTGAACACAGATAATGGTAACTACAAGAAAGTAGGTATTGACCCAAAGGTGGATGAGATATGTGTAAGACGAGGAGATGTATATGTTAAAACAACTGGAGATGACATAGTTGAGCGTTATCTTGACGATGACCTTGACGAAACTTTGATTGTTGACGACGAGTTCAATCAAGCAACTTTTCTATTGGCATCTTTAGTACCAACAACATATGAGAGAGCATCAACAATGGGAACCGCAACATTATGGAAAATGGTAATGTTAGCTTGGTCTTATAAGCACGGACTTGCTATTCCAATAAAAAAAGAAAAAAGAAACTTTGTTGGTGGTCTATCGCGATTACTTAAAGTGGGTTATTCTAAGGATGTATTAAAACTTGACTACTCTTCACTATACCCATCCATTCAGTTGGTTCATAATGTGTTTCCCGAATGTGATATCACAGGGGCGATGAAAGGATTGTTAACCTACTTCCGCAACTCTCGTATTATGTATAAGAACTTGGCGGCAGAGTATAAGACTATCGATAAAAAGAAATCAACATCTTTTGACCGTAAACAATTACCAATCAAAATCTTTATCAATGCGTTCTTCGGATCGTTATCGGCACCACATGTATTTCCTTGGGGAGATATTGACATGGGAGAACAGATCACCTGTACAGGTAGACAATACCTCAGACAGATGTTAAAGTTCTTTGAGAAGAGAGGATACAGTCCTTTAGTGTGTGATACAGATGGTATGAACTTCTCCTTACCACCTGAAGGTGTTGACGATAGGGTTTATATTGGTAAAGGATTAAACTGGTTGGTTAAGGAAGGTAAAGAGTATCGTGGTTATGACGCTGATGTCGCAGAGTTTAACGACATCTTTATGAAAGGTGAGATGGGACTTGATTGTGATGGGACTTGGGATTCGTGTATTAACTTGGCTCGTAAGAATTACGCAACGATGGAACACAACGGTAAAATAAAATTAACCGGTAATAGTATTAAATCTAAAAAGATGCCAAAGTATATTGAGAAATTCTTAGATAAAGGGGTTAACCAATTACTTAATGGTGAAGGTAAAGAATTTATTGAGTGGTATTATGAATACATCCAAAAGATATTTGACCAAAGAGTTCCGTTGGCTGAGATCGCATCTAAAGCAAGAGTTAAGTTAAGTGTTGATGATTACATTAAACGAAGTAAACTAACAACTAAGGCAGGTAATCTTAACTCAAGAATGGCACACATGGAACTCCTTATTAGAGATGGTATACAAGGAAACCTTGGCGATATGATTCTTTATGTTAATAATGGAAACAAAGCGTCACACGGAGATGTTCAAAAAGTTAACAAACCAAAAAAAGGGTGGAGTGATGATCAATTAGGTCTTTATTTTACTAACACAAAAGGAGATCCAAACACAACTGATTCGGTTATTCAGATTAATTGTTATCGTATTGAACCATCTGATTTAGAGAACAATCCAGAAATGTTAGGCGAATATAACATACAAAGAGCAATTACAACATTTAATAAGCGCGTGGAACCTTTATTGATTGTATTTGATGATGAGGTTAGAGATACTTTATTAATTAAGAACCCTGAAGATAGAAGTTTCTATACAACAGACCAATGTAAATTAATTAACGGTAAACCATTTAACGATGGAGACCAAGATGACATTTATGAGAACTTAATTAAAATGGAACAAGGTGAAGTAGAATTTTGGGAGTCAGTTGGTATTGACCCTAATTATATGTATGAATTGGCAGAAGAGGGTTGGGAGAAACACATTTAATAAGTTAATCCAACTTGATGCCGTCTGAAGATAGTATGTACCAAATACCATTAACAAACTGTAACTCAACGCAAGCCCCTCTACCGATAGAAATTTCATCCCAATCTTCATCTATTCTACCTATGTCAGGTATAATAGTACAATTGGTTAAAGTTTTTATTTTAATTTTGTCAGTAGTTGTTGAATCTAATTTCACTTTAGACTGTGAGACATCCTTTATAATTAAAAGATTCTCACCATTTGTTTTATAGATTTCATCACTTACTATGACAGTTTCAAAAGTGTCAAGGTTTAATGATCTTTCTCCTCTGAAAACAGTTTTTCTAACAGGTTTGTTTTTTACAATTGGCATAAAATTAAATTACATATATTTGACGAGGCATCGCTCTAAACTTAAGTTGTTTGTTAAGATTTTCCGCAAGTAATGCTTCTCTCTCCATTATTTTTTCAGGGCGAAGTCTTGTTAATCTTCCGTCGGCACCAATGAGCTCTTCTATTAGTTTTGTTTTTTCGTCTTTACCTTCGGTTGCTAATGCAGCGTAATCCATAGTTAGATCACCATCAGGAGTTTTTAAACTACCACTAAATTTACCACGAACTCTTGCAAGTGTTTCTTTACAGTAAGCGGTAAACCATCTTCTAACCCAAACTTGTGCGGGATTGTTTAATTTATACCAACTTAATTTATCAAATGGAACATCAGATGGTAATAATACTATATCAGGATTGTCCGCTAAACATTTGTCTCTATCACCATCTGTGGTGTCATAATACCAATACCAAACTTGATGGTTTGACATTTCTGCGTTACCAAAATCAAATCTACCACCTGGTGTGTTTAATAAGTGTAACCCCTTTTTACCTCCGGGAAGTGCGGTAATATAATAAGTTAACTCCCCAGCAAACATTCTTCTTTGTATGTTTACTTCTTGCATTCTAAGTAAAGTATCAAACGCTGGAGTTAAATAATAACTTCCCGCCATATTACCAATTTGAGCAAGTCCTCCTCCTCCACCTAAACCAGTTCCTGCTCCAATACCGGCAAATCCACCGACACCAAACATTGCAGTATTTAAAGTTGATGGTGTAAACCATAAAATTTCATTTATTTCACGACCTGCTGGAATTTCATATATTTGTTGATTTGGCACTAATTGGACAAAATCCTTTTTAATTACCCAATCACCTCCCGCTTGTAAACCAACAATTTTAGAATACGCATAAGTGTATCTGGTTTCAAAATCTAAACTTTTACTTACAAATGCTCTAGATAAAGACTGTGTGTCTAAATTTAGATTATATAATGAAGTCCATTGGGATTCGGTTAACCAATCTTGTACATATTGGGAATAGTCATCTATTGAGTACTCTAACAGAGTATCCATCATTTCATCCTCTAACTCTACCGATCTTAAAGGAGCTCCAAGTAAGTGTCTTACTTTTTGATAAAATTCACTTCTTTCGGGTTCATTAATAATTGCCATAAGATTTTTTTTATAAATATCTAAACAAAAAGAATTATTTTGTTGGACAATAAACTAACTCTTTTTCATTATTAGGTACCGTTAGTTTAAAACTCTCTAAAGTGTCAGAATCAATAAATTTGTATGCATCTATTTGTGAGTATTTTGGGTCTATTCTAAATCTTATTGATACTCTTTTTTCGTCACAACTTCTTTGACCTTTATTGGACCAATATAATTGTATGTATTTTGTGGGAACTATTGTGTCATCTTGGTATATTATACCTGACATAAAACTTTTAACTTTTTCTAAGTAATTTTTTGCACTTTCATTTTTATTTAACCAAATAAAAATTTTATCAACTAATGTGTTATACAACTCACCAACTATTGGTTTTTTGTCTGAAATAGCACTTTCTTTAAATATTGAAAAGAATTCTGAAAGGTAGCTATCAATAAATGGGTCCATTTTCTTTGCTTCAAAATGTGATCCTGCGGGATAGATAACATTTCCGTCTTCATCTAAAAAATCCTCAATAGTCTCTAAATCCGCTTTCAAGTAGTATGATCCCGACTTAAATGAATCTACTAAACATTTGGTTATTCTAAAGAAATGATAGTTTAAAGTTTCTTCATTATTATGAATTTTCATTAAAGTATCAATTAACTTTTCTTTAGCGTCATCACTACAACGATAATTTAATTGTAGTTTAGTTTTTTTGTGTTTAAAATATTTACCAACAAATCTATTTTCATGTTTTTGGTGTTCTTTATATCTTGCATATGCTAAAAGGTCTGGTAAATTTTCAGGAACTGTAGTTGCGTTTTTTTGTTTTCTTAGTATTTTTTTTGTCTCTTCATTATCATATTCGTTGTCGTCATCAATAATAAAATCAGAAACTAATTTTAAAAAGTTACCTGTTTGTAGAGGATCTTTTAAACTTAACTCTACAATCATTGGAAATGTACCAACTGTTTTTTTATTAAAAAATTTATCTAATCTAACCACACTATCTTCAATCTCATTTTTAATGTATTGATCATTTATTGTGTCTACAAAATTTTCTAATCTACAAAAAGGAGAATTTTCTTTACCTCTAGACAAACTATATTTACAAAGGTACTCAACTTTAGTTTTTGACTTTTTAAAATTTTCGGTCACTTCTTCCTTTAGTTGTGTTTTTTCTTTTTTTGTTTTAGTTAAAAACAAATCATTAACAAATTCCCAATTAACAACATTCCAAAAGTTGTTAATATATTCATCTCTTTTGTTTTGATATTTTAGATAATAAGCGTGCTCCCAAACATCTAAACCTAAAAGTGGGAACCCACCTTTTTTGATTACATTCATTAAGGGGTTATCTTGGTTTGGAAGAGACATTATTTTTAATTTACCTTTGTTGTCCAAATATAACCAAGCCCACCCTGACCCAAACCTATCTTTAGCGGCGGCATTAAATTCATCTTTCATTTTTTTAATATTACCAAAGTCTTTTTTAATCTGTTGATAAATCTCGCCTTTTGGGATTTGTTTTTTTGGTGATAACATTTTCCAAAATAATGCGTGGTTAAATGCTCCTCCCGCATTATTTCTAACCGTATTATCAAACTTACTTATAGATTTAACTATTTCTTCAAGTTCCATATCACCATCTTTACTTGAGAGAGCTTTGTTAAGTTTTTTAACATAACCTTTATAGTGTTTATTATAATGAACATCCATAGTTTTGGAATCTATGAATTTTTTTAAAGAGGAATATGAATATGGTAATTTATCAATACCAATTTTTTTCATTTCATTTATAAAATTTTTTTGTAATTGGTCTTTTTCCGAAATCAATAACTTTTGTTCAAGTAAAGAAATTTTGTTTGATAAAGTTTTTGTTTCATAAAGTTTTTTTTCTAAATCAGGGTATTGTTTTTCAAACATTTTAACCAATCTTCCCGCAAATGCGTTTGCTTCGTCTTCGTTTTTTCCGCCAATATTAGGACCGTGTTCTCTGCCTTGGACCGACATTTGATATTCATGAACCCATTCGTGTGCCAATGTTCTCATTATATCTCGATTCAATCGGTTTTTGGCTAAAACCTTTAATTCACCATTATTAGTTCTTGATCCTGTAGACATTGAACCAAGTTGTTTGCCCAAAAATTTTATTGTTATTGATTTTTTTAGTGGGTATTTTTCTTGTAAAAGATTTATAAACTTATCAATAAGTTCTTTATCTTCTTTTTGAAATTTAGTGTCATTAAATTTTATTTTGATTTCCATTATAGATAAATATAACTATCGATACTTATTTATCATTTTAAGAATTTCTTCAGCGATATCACCAATATTTTCTTGTATTTGATCACCCATTACGGTTCGTATAATTTCTTTCTTCTTATTAAGAATGTCATATATTGCGCCTTCAATTGTGTTATCGTAAATTGGATAATAAACTAATACATTTGATTTTTGACCATAACGATAAGCCCTGTCCTCAGCTTGTGAGTGTTCGGCGGGAACAAATGAAAGGTCGTTCATTATAACAACCTCAGCGGCGGTTAAGGTTAACCCAACGCCAGCAGCCTTTAAGTTTCCAACAAATACGGTTACTTTTTCATCGTTTTGAAATTTATCGACCGCTTGTTGACGAACCGAATTAGAACAACTACCATCAAGATAAACAGCATGTTTGCTAAAATGTTGATAAACTGTTTGGAGGGTATCGGTAAAATTTGTAAAGATGATTACTTTCTTACCTTGTTCTAAAATGTTTTCCACAAACTCAATTGTTTGTTTTGTTTTTTCATTTGCAATTACCTTTCTAACTTTCATCAATTTGGAAAACTGAACGGTAAGAGAGGATGATTCGTTAGGGTTTTTATCGTACCAATCAAAATACTCACCCATTAAGTTTTCATATTCTTTAGATTTCAACCTTAAGTAAACAGGTGCGATAATCTTGTCAGGTAAATCCAAAACTTCTTCTTTAAGTCTTCTTAAAATTTGTTTTGATGTGCGATCCCTTAATTCCTCAAGGTTAGATGCTCCCGTTACATTCCAAACTTTTCTTTTACCAGCTGTGAATTGATATCCTTGACAATAACGAATCGCATATGCTTTCCAATTTTGAGCAACAGGACTCTCAATTAAATTTAATAGATTGTAATAGTTCATTGGTCGAGAAGTCATTGGGGTTCCTGTTAACAACCAAACTCTATTAATTTTTTTGGCAAAGTGGTTAATGATTTTAGTTCTTTGTGCTTGAACATTAGAAATCATGTGTGCCTCATCTAAAATAACAATATCAAAGTTTGATTGTAGTAATATTGATTCTTCTTTATTTTTTGGATCGGTGTCGTGGAAATTTTTTAGAATGTCATAATTAACAATAACAAAATCAGATTCAGTTGAGAATTTTTTACTTTCTGCAATATAAACAGGTCTATCTGAATAATTTGCAATTTCTCTTTGCCAATTAATTTTTAAAGATGCTGGACAAACAATTAAAATCTTTTTAGCTCCTGTTTCTAATGCAGCAATAATGGTAGAAGTAGTTTTCCCTAAACCCATATCGTCGGCCAAAATAAATCTTTTTGATCCTGCCAATTTTTCTATCGCAATTTTCTGATGATCAAGCGGAGGACGATGAGAATACTTAGAATAATCAATAGAAACAGATTGTACATTGTGTGTTTTAATTAGGGCGGATTTAGGTACCCAAAATTCCGATAAAGAATCTTTCTCAAAAAACTTACCCCAAATATGGTAAGATTTTTCTTTTTCTACAAGTAATTTTTCAATATAAATTTGTTCAGGTGTCTGTATCAAATATCTTTCTTCTGCAAACTTTTTTGCAAAGTATGTGTCAAGGTCAACCCATTTTCTGGCAACCTTTGGTGCGGCGTTATGGTAATTAACTATGTAGTCAGATTGAGCTCTTGTTGGGTAAAACTTTTTTGAGTTTTTTTTTTTCTGTTTTAAAAAAATTATATAGTTATTTGCGCCACTATATGACTCGAGAATTTCGAGAGCCTGATGCTCAACTAAGGAAGATTCGTTTTCCAAATTTAGTCTTTTAATAAAAATAACAATAAAATAAATATTTATCAATAAAATAACTAAATGAGAAGTAATGTTCCAATAACAAGGTTAGGTAAATTCTTTGGAGATAGAGATTTTGAATTAGAAGTTGAGATGGGTCAGGAATGGCTTATTGGTGACATGAACTATACTTGCGTTCTGTATAAAATTGATAGAAACAAAATTAAAACTGACGATGTTTATGGTGAAGTTACTGAGGACGGAGTTAAATTTTTACCACCTATAGAGTTTAACGCTCAAATAACGGTTGCTGCGCCTGAAAACAAATTTATTGGCACTACAAGAATGGATCAGTTTGAGCCAGGTAATATTACAATTTCAGTTTATTTAAAAACTTTAGAAAACTTAAACATTGATGTTGATTTTGGTGACTACATTGGATACTATGACAGTGAAAATTTTGTTCGTTATTATACTGTTATTAACGATGGTCGTGTAATATCTGACACAAAACACACATATAAAGGATTTAAACCTTTTTATAGAACAATAATCGCGGCTCCTGTTGGACCAAATGAATTTAGAGGATTATAATGGCATTACCAAAAAGTCACCCAGTTAAACCAACAATACCTTTGAACTATTCCAAAATTCTTTTACCAAGAAGGGAACAGATAAAAGATATGATTACTAAGGATGGTACTTATCTACCTAAGTCCCTTCTTCATGCTGATTTGGATAAAGGGTTTTTAGAATTTGTTAAAGAAAAATTCAATATAGTTTCAGAAGGAAAAAAAATACCTGTGGTTGATATTATAATAACCACTCAGAATTGGTCACAATTTGTTGAGACATGGGACTTTCAAAATATAGACAAGAATATAGAACCACCTTTTTTAACAATAATTAGGAATCCTGAAGTAAAGTACGGTAACAATCCGGCAGTTATGTATAACATACCTAACAGAAGGATGTATTATTACATGGAAGTACCGACTTGGGATGGCAATAGAGCGGGGGCAGACATTTACAAAATTCCACAACCAGTCCCTGCAGACTTCAAATATACAGTTGCAATTGTTTGTAATAGAATGAGAGAAGTTAATACTTTAAACCAAAGGGTTCTTGAAACATTTGCATCAAGACAGGCATACCAAGTAATTAATGGTCACTATATCCCAATTATAAATGACGGGTTTACTGACGAATCAGTTTTAGATTTAGAAAAAAGAAAATATTACATACAAAAATATGATTTTACAATGATGGGATTTTTAATTGATTCAGATCAATTTGAGGTATCACCAGCGTTATCAAGGACATTCCAAGTATTTGAGGTTGACCAAAGAACATCAAAAAGAAAACAAAAAAGACAAGAACCCGTTAATCCTGAAAAAATTTATTTTGACTATCCGAATAGTGCAACAACTAAAGAAATTCATTTTGATTATACATGTAACTTATATTTTGAGGATAGTAGAAATATTGGGTCATATTCGGTTTACATAAATAACCAATACTATGGAGATGATGTAACATTAATCCAAGTTAATAGTGATGATTTGATAAGAATTGTTATTATAATAGGACAAGTTAGTGAAGACCCACAATTAGTATTTACTCAAAAACTAATTTAGTTTTCTCCATAGATATCTTTCTTTTCAGTACATTTTTCTAAAATTAAAGACTCTAAAAATCGATACATTTTAATCCCTCTTTTATCACAATATTTTTTAAGGACCGCATGAACTTCAGGGTCTATTTTTAAATTTTTTATCATCTTGTTATCTTTAGGCATAGGGGCAGAAAAAAGGCAGAATAAAATCTCACCAAAATGTAAATAGTTTTAGTAATATAAAGTTTTTGATGTTTTACCAAGTATTTATAAAAAAAAATAAATAACTAAAAAAAGAAATACTTGATATGGCAACTAATAGTAAAGTTTTTGTTTCTCCTGGTGTTTATACCTCAGAGGTTGATTTAAGTTTTGTAGCTCAAAGTGTTGGAGTTACTACTTTGGGAATTGTAGGCGAAACACTAATAGGACCGGCTTTTGAACCAATATTCATCACAAGTTTTGATGAGTATCAAACTGTGTTCGGTGGAACATCACCAGAAAAATATATAAACACACAAATTCCAAAATATGAAGCGTCTTATATTGCTAAGGCGTACTTACAACAATCTAACCAATTGTTTGTTACAAGAATTCTTGGATTATCGGGTTATGACGCAGGACCATCTTGGTCTGTAGCAACAGTTGCGAATGTTGATGTAAATACTGTGGGTATCTACTGTCTTAGTGGTACTCAAAGTGTTAACACTTGTGACTTTATTTGTGTAGACCCAAAAGAGATCGAATTCTTTGTTGATTTCTCAGGATGTTCAAATGATACTGCAACTATCGCATATAATAATGATTTTCCTGATGAGATACAGGCAATACTTTATAACCAATACGAACAATACAACGGAAGTACATCAACATTAGATGAACAAATTAAAGATTTAATTTTTAGCGTAATTAGTGCTGACTCACCAACTACCGCAGAAGATGAAGTAATTTCTTACTTTGGTTCTATCCCAACGGTTGATTATGACGCACTTTCAGGATATAGTGCATCAACAAATGTATTCGAAGTTCCTTCTGTTTCATTAAACGATACTGATTTGACTTCAGCACTTAACGATTCGTGGTATTACGCTTTATTTGAAAATACGGGTAATTATCAGTACTCAGGATATTCCTTCTACGCAAATGTAACTGGATTAACTCAGATTATTTTTACCTCAACAACAACTAGTACCTCAACAACGACTACTACAACTAGTCCTTGTCCTACACCAATACCAACAACTACAACAACGACTACAGTACAACCTGTAAATTGTTACAACGGTACTATATATGGTAAATTATATTACTATACAGGTACATCTTATAGTGATTACGATAATGTTGTGGTAGGTACATTAAGATCAAGAGGTGTTGCAACTTACACAAACGCAACTAACCCAGTATACTCTGTAACTGGAATAACTAATGTGTCTTTAAACATGGCAGGTCAATATTCGGGAGTACTTAAAAATCCTTATTTGACCTTTGGTGTAAATGTAACAGATAAGTTTGGGACAAATTATAGTTTTGAAACATCTTTTTCTCAAAACGATCCCGAATATTGGTCAAAAGTATTTGGTATTACTAACTTCCAAAAACCAAGAATAGAAGTTCCTGTTTTTGCTGAGGAGAACTTCCAATCGTGGTTGAACTATTCATGGAAAAAAGGTTATATCAGAGGATTAAACCCTGACTTAATTTCATTAGACTCTGCACAATCAGGGGATTTTGATTCAATTGGTTGGTATTTAGATAGATGGCAAACACCAAACTCTCCTTTTGTTGTGTCAGAATTAAGAGGTAATAAAGTATATGATTTATTTAGATTCTATACAATTTCTGATGGTGATGCGGCAAATACATTACTAAAGATTTCAATTATTAACCAATCTTGGTCAAATCTAACATTTGATATTTTAATTAGAGATTATTTCGATACAGATGCAAATCCTGTAGTACTTGAGAAGTTTACTAACTGTACAATGGATCCAGGACAAAATAGTTTTGTTGGAAATAAAGTTGGTACATTAGATGGTGAATACATGTTGAATTCAAAATATGTAATGGTTGAAATGTCTGAAGATGCGCCAATAGACGCTCTTCCTTGTGGATTTAACGGATTTAACTTCCGTCTTTATTCAGGAGCACAATCACCATTCCCAATTATTAAAGGTAAATATGATTTCCCTGGTGAAACTGTATGGAACCCACCTTTTGCACTTTCTTCAGGAGCGGTTAATTCAACATTAAGTCAAGGTGATAATGTAAGAAGAACTTATTTAGGTATATCTAACAGTTACGGATGGGATCCTGCATACTTCGAATATGTTGGTAAGACGGAACCAAATAGTACTTGTGATATTGATTCAGTTCCGTGGAACTATATATCAGCAGGTTTCCACATGGATGCAAATGCAAGTGCATTAACAATAAACGATTTATATTCAACATCTGGAGATACAAGATTTATTTGTGGTAATTCACCATTCATTACAGAACCAGAATTACCAACAAATGTGTACTTTAGGTTGTTTGCTCGTAAATTCACATTCTTAGTACAAGGTGGGTTTGACGGATGGGATATCTATAGAGAATGGAGAACCAATGAAGACAGATTCCAAATTGGTAGATCAGGATTCCTTAACGGAGCTTGTCCAACATCAAGGTATCCAAATGCAGTTGGTTGGGGAGCGTTCAAAGAGATTTCTATTGGTGATGGTACCATGGACTTTGGAAACACAGACTACTACGCATACTTATTAGGTCAACAAACATTTGCAAATCCTGAAGCAACAAACATTAATGTATTTGTAAGTCCAGGTATTGATTATGTTAATAATAGTAATCTTGTTGAAGACGCAATTACTATGATAGAGTTCAATAGGGCTGACTCACTTTATGTTTGTACAACCCCTGATGTTGATTTGTTTAGTCCTACATTAACAGGTGGTCAAGATATATTTATATATCCAACTGAAACGGTTGATAACTTATTTAACACAGGAATTGACTCTAACTATACGGCAACTTACTACCCTTGGGTATTAACAAGAGATAGTGTAAACAATACTCAAATCTATATCCCACCAACAGCTGAGGTAACAAGAAATTTAGCGTTAACAGATAACATCGCATTCCCTTGGTTCGCAGCGGCGGGTTACACTCGTGGTATTGTTAACTGTATTAAAGCTCGTAAGAAGTTAACTCAAGAAGATAGAGACATTCTTTACAACGGTAGAGTTAACCCAATCGCAACCTTCTCTGATGTTGGTACTGTAATTTGGGGTAACAAAACTCTACAAGTAAGGGAATCGGCTCTTGATAGAATCAATGTGAGAAGATTGTTATTACAAGCTCGTAAATTGATTTCAGCCGTATCTGTAAGGTTATTGTTTGAACAAAACGACGCACAAGTAAGACAAGACTTCTTAAACGCTGTTAACCCAATATTAGACTCAATAAGAAGAGACCGTGGTTTGTATGACTTCCGAGTAACAGTTTCATCAAATCCTGAGGATTTAGATAGAAACCAAATGACAGGTAAGATCTATATTAAACCCACAAGATCTCTTGAATTTATAGACATAACATTCTACATCACTCCAACAGGAGCATCGTTTGAGAATATTTAATGTGGTAAATAAAAAAGAAGAGGGGGATCGAAAGTTCCCCTTTTTTTATTTATATGATATTTATTAGTATGCGTTATAAAAAAGTTGTTAAAGAAATAATTTCTGAAATTATACAAGATCAGTTAACACCAACAATGAAATATTATGCTTTTGATTGGGATGATAATCTTATGTATATGCCAACTAAAATTTATTTAAAAGATAAAGACGGTAATAGTGTTGGCATGTCAACAGAAGATTTTGCCGAATATAGGTCTGAAGTTGGAAAAGAACCTTTCGAATATGAAGGACATACAATAGTTGATTTTGATGATGAACCATTTAGAAATTTTAGAGTTACAGGTGATAAACAATTTTTAAATGATGCAATGAAAGCCCCAACAGGTCCTGCGTGGGACGACTTTGTGGAGGCGGTTAATAACGGGTCTATTTTTGCAATAGTTACTGCAAGAGGTCACACACCAAGTGTTTTAAAAAATGCCACTTATAATTTAATTAAAAAAAACAAACATGGTTTAAATCAACAAGAGTTGGTTAAAAATTTAAGAAAGTATAGAGATATTACAGATGAGGAGGATATGACTGATGACGAACTTATAAAGACTTATTTAGAAATGTGTAAATGGCATCCTGTTAGTTTTGGGGAAGGTTCGGCTGCGAATCCAGAAGAACTTAAAGTAAGTGCCATGAAACAATTTATGGAATATGTTAGAACTTTATCACAAAAACTTCAAGAAAAGGCATATATTAAAAACAAAATTAGTAATTATTTTACACCATATATTGGTTTTTCAGATGATGACCTAAAGAATGTTCAATCAATGAAGAAACATTTTGATAATGAAAGTGGATTAGATATTTATCATACAGGAGGAGGAAAAAAAACTAAATTTTAACTAGTTATAGTTCTAGTTAAGATATAATTTGAAAAATAATTGAAGTAAATAGAAAAATTTTTATTTCGCAGTATTTATAATAAAAAATAAAACAAAACAAAAATTAAAAAAAATAAGATATGGCTGATTTATTAATGAAAATGCCGATCCCTTACGAACCGAAAAGGGAGAACAGGTGGATTTTGAGGTTTCCATCATCACTTGGTATTAATGAGTGGTATGTTGAGACGACATCAAGACCAAAACTTACAATTGCCGCAACTGAAATTCAGTTCTTAAATACTTCAACATATGTTGCAGGTAGATTTAACTGGGGTGAATTACCCGTTACTTTCCGTGACCCAATCGGACCTTCTGCGTCTCAAGCGGTTATGGAATGGATTCGTCTATGTGCTGAGTCAGTTACAGGTCGTATGGGTTACGCAGCAGGTTACAAAAAAAATGTTGACCTTGAGATGTTGGACCCAACAGGAGTTGTTGTTGAGAAATGGATTTTAGAAGGAACTTTCTTAACAGGATATGATGGGGGTTCCTTAACATATTCCACAGATGGTCTCGCTAAGATTACTTGCAACATGAGAATGGACCGTTGTATATTAGTTTATTGATTTTTTATCAAAAACTTACTAAAAAAAATAAAACATAACATTAAGACCTATTTACTTTACTAGTGATAGGTCTTTTTTATGTTTATAAAAAAAGAACTTTATATTATGGAACAAGACGCATATCAAGCTGGTCAAGCAGAATTTAATTTACCACACGATGTAATACAATTACCTAGTCAAGGTGTGTTTTACAAATCAAAAAAGAAATCGATAAAAGTTGGTTATTTAACCGCCGCTGACGAAAACATTATTGCAAATGTTGACTCAAGAAAGAGTATTCAAGAAAGTATTATTATTCCCCTTTTAAGAACTAAAGTTTATGAAAGAGATTTAAGACCTGAAGAAATGCTTGATGGCGATATTGAGGCAATTTTAATTTTTTTAAGAAACACTTCATTTGGTCCTGAGTATACAATTAACGCTGTAGACCCTAAAACTGACGATAGATTTAAAACAACGATTGTTTTAGACGAATTAAATTACAAAAAAACAAAGTCTGCCCCTAATGAAGATGGTTTATTTGAAACCACACTTCCTGTATCAGGAAAAAAAGTCCTATTAAAACTTCTTAGTTTAAAAGACAAACTTGATATTGAACAATTAATAAATTCTTATCCTTCAGAAAGAACCGCACCAACTATCACCTCAAGACTTAACAAACACATTGTCTCAATTGAGGGAGATTCTGACAATTTAAAAATTGCAACATTTGTTGAAACTTTACCTATTGCGGACTCTAAATATATTAGAAGATTTATTTTAGATAATGAACCAAGATTAGACCTATCAAAAGAAGTTATCGCCCCGTCAGGAGAAAGAGTAATGGTCGACATTACTTTTGGGGTGGAATTTTTTCGGCCTTTCATATCAATATAAAACAAGTTTATTAGACGAATTTTATTATTTCTCTAGAATTTTTAGAACACAATATTCTGAGTTTATGTGTATGCCAACTTATGTTAGAAGGTATTTGATTGGTAAATATGTTGAAGAAACAAAAAAAACTTAATCAAATATTTATAAATAAAAGTTAAATGCCAGGTGTAGATCCAATTTCATTAACCAAGAAGGATAAAGATGAACTTATTGAGATGATCAATGCCCAAAAAACTGAAATCGATCAATTAAAAAAAGGCAAGACCCGCGGCAAAACTGAATCGGCTGAAACAATTGAGGGTAGTAATAATATTGTAAACGCCTTTGACCCTACATCTTTAGCAAACATTACAGGTGTAATGACAAGTATGAAGGATGCAATGCTTGGCGTAATTAACCTTACAGACTTTGCGACATTTAAAGAATTAGACGAACTAAGTAATACAATACAACAAAATTTTGGTTTAGCTAGAGGAAGGGTTAGTGAATTTAAAACAGCAATTGCCGACGCAGCTCCTGAGTTGGCAAAAATGGGGTATACTCAACAGGAATCCGCCGATTTAATTGCCGACTCAATGGACGGGTTAAAAAGCTCAGCTCTGTTAAGTACCCAAACATTAATTGAAATGGGAGCGGTTTCAAAAGTCACAGGTTTAGATGTTAACGAGTTAGCTGAGGGGTTTAGAAGTGTCGGGATCTCAATGCAAAAGGTTGGTGAAGAAATGAAAGGGGTTACTGACTACGCAAGAAGTGTTGGAATGTCAGTTAAAACAATTTCAACAGGAGTTGAACAAAATATTGAAAAAATCAATTTGTATAATTTTGACAATGGTGTTCAAGGTTTAGCTAAGATGGCGGCTACTTCAGAAAGATTCGGGCTTTCAATGACTAATACATTCAGAATTGCCGAAGAGTTATTTTCACCTGAAAACGCAATTAATATGGCGGCAGGACTCCAAAGGCTGGGAGTTGCGTCAAGTGCATTATTAGACCCACTAAGAGCTATGGATTTAGCCCAAAACGACCCTGAAGCGTTACAAAAAGAAATTGTTAACTTAAGTAAGGAATTTACAACATTTAATGAGAAAACAGGTAAAATGGAAATTCTACCTGGAGCTCAAAGAAGACTAAGAGAGGTTGCTAAAGAGTTGAACATAGACGCTTCTGAGTTTGCAAAAATGTCAATTCAGGCAGGAGACTTTGATAGAAAGTTAAAACAAATTAGAATGCCTTCATTGGCGGAAGGTGATGATGCAACCAAAGAATTAATAGCTTCTATGGCTCAACTTGATTCTAGTGGTGTTGCAACAATCCAAGTCAAGGATATGGAGACGGGTAATTTAATAGAGAAAAATGTTGAAGAATTAACGCCTGAAGACATTGCTGATCTAAAAAAGGCAAACGAAGAATCTTCTCAATCTATTGAACAAATTGCAATTGACCAATTAGATATTACAAAACAAATTAATGCAACACTCCAAAGCGGAGAATTAATGGGGAAATTAGCTAGAGCGACATCCCCAACTATGGAAAAACTAACCAACTTTGTTTCTCGTAGTTATAAAGATGTTGCAACAAAATATAGAGATGAGTTAGGAACAACTCAAGGTTTAAGAGGTAAGTTTGAAGGGGTTGCGGGGCCCACGGAAGATTTCTTAGTTGCTGCGATTGATGGAAATACTGCCAACCAAACAAAGGCAATTGCGGATTTTACTAAAGGTGCAATTGAAATAAAAGATAGTTTTTTAAGTGCATCTGAAAGTTTTGTACAAAATATAATAGAAAGCAGAAAAGATGATTTGAAACAAACTTATGGTAGTAATAATAAACCGGTTAACGAAACAAAAACAGTAAATGTGAATGTTAAAGTGGAAGGAGATGCTAACACCGCAAAAATGGATAAAGATCAAATAACGAATGTAGTACTAAAAGGGTTCCAAGACCCAAATTTATCAAATGAACTGTCTTATACCCTAGATGGAGGTTCTGCCCCATCGGCAGCAACAGGTAAGAAAAATTAATGGATGTACACTCTTCAAAAAAAACGCATAATATCTATTTATAGAATAAAGTAGTATGTCCGAAAGTTTTTTATCGTTTGGTAATTCAGAAACATTCCGAAAACAGTTATTGGTAAGAAATTTATCGCCATACAATGTGCCAGGAAGTTACAACTCTCCTGGTAACCCAATTAATTATGAAACTAATCTAACCGTTAGTAATGTTACGGACTCACCAAACAACTATGTCTCAACAAATTTATTTGCGTCTGATTTATATCCTTTAAATGAATTTGGACCCGAAGGCGGATTTGGAGTCCCTATTGGTGTAAATTTAACACCTGTTTTAGAACCAAACCAAGGACCTTATTATCCTTTGACTTCTGGTCAAATGGAGGGACTACCATTAATCAACGAATTTTATATTGAGTCTGCATATGTAACAAACAAATGGGGACCTTCAGGTGGTTATAAAGATTTAGTTATAATTACCGATACTTTCCTAACAAACCCAATATATCAACCTTTTTGGAATCCAGGGTATTATAACTATTCATCATATTCGTTATATAATGTTATTTTCCAAGACGACCCAATTGGTTCAAACGGGTCTTTATCTTCGGATAGTTACTTAGCAAAGATAGGAGCAACCCAACTTAAGTTTGCATTTGAAGAAAGGGTCGCACAAGAAATTAATCAGGCAACACTTGGTGTAATTAATTTAGACACCATAACGGATCCATTTACCGCTAGCTTATTAGCCACAGGACAACAACCATTCTTTATAAGAGATTGGAGGATTACGGTACCTGAAAATCCATTAGCAAATGCCGTTAATTTAATAAACAGAATTACAGGTACATACTTTCCTGTATCATTTATACCGGGTGATTACTTTAATGAGAATTCGCCTTATGTAAATCCACAACAACAAAATGGTGCTTTAAATACCATTAATAATTTAACGGGTGGTTTATTATCTCCAATATTAAATAAAACTAGAAATCCATCAGAAATTTTTGTTGCAAATTCAGGTAATGGTACAAGATCAACATTATTTGCTGCGTTAAATTATAACCTATATAGACCGTCTTATAACATTGGGTTAATACAAGGTCTTTCGGCATTGGCAAACGCCCTTGTTGGTCAAGATAGTCCTGAGACTGGAACATATTATGTTGGTAGCCCAAATTCAGAACCAAGTTTAATTGATTCGCCACCAAACCAAGTACCTGTTAATCAGTTTGGAGAACAACAAGCAACAATTGTTTATGGACCACAAGAACTTGGAATATTATATGAAGGCAATGAAAGTCAATTAAAATTTGGTCTTAAAGGTAAATCATATACTGACGGTGGTGGTATTACAGGGCAATTAGTTTGGACTTCACCAAAATACAAAGGTAACGCAGGTTTTAGAGCAACACAAGGTGGTGGGGCGGGAAGTCTTGATGACGACTTTAATCAAATATCTGCGGATTACTTACAATACCAATCTGTTGACATCCCATTCAAACCTGGATCAATTTTATATAACACACAAAGATTAATTGAATCCGCAGATCAATTACAAGGTCAGGCTAGATTAAAACATGTTGGAACCGCAATTAATCAGGTCTCAAAAGTATTCAATGATGGGTACAAAGAATTAACAAAAGGATCACAAGTTTTATCATATGTTAATCAGGCGGATGGAACACAAGCAGGATTAGAATACTGTAGAGTTTTCCAAAAAGACACCCCTTATTATACTTACGCTGACTTACAAAAATCTGACGGTATTACCAAAACAGGTCGTCAGTTTGATTATTCAGTGTTAGATAACACTTATAACTTGAACATTGCTCCTTTAAGAAACCCTGGATCAACAAATATAGTTGACAATAAAGTAAAAAAATATATGTTCTCCCTTGAGAACTTAGCTTGGAGAACTTCAGATAGACCTGGATTTACTTACGATGAATTACCAACATGTGAGAAAGGGCCTAATGGAGGAAGAATTATGTGGTTCCCACCTTATAACTTAACATTCTCTGATGATTCACGACCTGAATTTAACCCAACAACATTCTTAGGTAGACCTGAACCAATATATACCTACAAAAACACCGCTAGAAGTGGACAATTAAGTTGGACAATTATTGTTGATAATCCAGCCATGATGAATACAATCATTGAAAAACAAATGAAGGGAGCTAATAAAGATAGAGTACAAAGTATTATTGATTCGTTTTTTGCAGGTTGTATGAAGTATGATTTATATGAATTGGCGGCAAAGTTTAACACAATACCCTCTAAAGATTTATATACTTACCAACAAATTTTAAATAACCCACGATTAACTTCCGAAGAACAAATACAAGTTTTACAAAGTATTCCTGTCAATAATGAAGGCGGTAATGTAGGTAAGGTTTCAAACGCCGACGATATCCCAAATTCTACCGCAAATGGAAATCAAGAAGCCCAAAACCCACAATTTGAAACTGTTGATTTGACATCAAAATATGAGGGATATGGTTTTTATTTCCATAATGACATTCCAAAATCAAAGCTAACAACTGGTCCATATAATGATTATTATAATGCATACTTGGGTTTACAAAATGGTGTTTACACAACACAAGCACCACAAAAAGTTATATCAGGTACTGATGTATTTTTAGGATCAGGAGTTCAAAATTTCTTTAATGAAGTTGTTATTGGTAATTTTAATTTTATTTCAACAGAATTATTAAAACAGATAGAAGAGATTTTGGTAAATCAAAATGGTAAAATTGATATTGAAATGATAGGTTCGGCCTCAGCAGTTGCGGCAGTGTCGTATAATCAATCCCTCTCTGAAAGAAGAAATAATTCAGTACTCCAATGGTTTTTACAACAACCACTTTCAGGAGGTACAACAATTAAAAAATATTATGACGATAAAAAGTTTAATCTTGTATTAAACCCTAATGGTGAAGAAATTGTAATTGCTAAAACAAGAGCAGAGGCGGCAGCTACGGAAACACCTACCGATGTAAGTGTTAATAATGCTCAAGGAGGAAATATTTTAACTTCGAGTGTTGATTGTAGAAATAATGTTAAAGATGCATTTTATAATCCACCTAAAGTGACCTCACAGGCCGAATGGTATAGTGTTCCTGCAATGGCATGTAGAAGGGTTGCCATAAATAAAATTGTTGCAACAGTACAAAAGAAACCTGAAGTACCCGTTATTCCACCACCTGTGGTAATTGAAACAACTAGTAACAACCCACAAAATATTCTAACAGGGATTACTCAAAGTATTAAACCTGAACCTAAAATTACTATTGAACAAAAATTAAAAGAAGGAATTTCTAAAAAAATATTAAGAAATTTATTTACGGAATGTGATTATTTTGAGGTTATTAAAGAAACAAATCCGATGATCTACGACACCATTAAAGATAGAGTTAAATTCTTTAGCCCATCATTCCACTCAATGACACCTGAAGGTTTAAATGCTAGATTAACATTTTTACATCAGTGTACAAGACCTGGACAAACAATTCCTATTATTGGACCTGACGGTAGACCAAAATATAACGACGCATTAAATACTTCATTTGGGGCACCACCGGTTTTAGTGTTAAGAATTGGTGACTTTTTTAATACTAAAATTATACCAACATCATTGGGTCTTACATTTGAAGGTTTAGATTTAAACCCTGAAGGTATTGGAATACAACCAATGTTGGCAAAAATAACATTGGCATTCAATATTATTGGAGGTATGGGACTTAAAGAACCTGTACAACAATTACAAAACGCACTTTCATTTAATTTTTATGCGAATACAGAAATTTATGATGAAAGAGCGACCGCAACTGAAGACACAAGTAAGTTAGACAAATATGTTGTAAATAAAATAACAGGAGGAGTTCCACCTGTTAGTCAACAACAAGTCAATCAAATTAATAGTGTACAACCACAAAAAGGTGGAGATACAGTTGGTACAGTGGTCGATGGGACTACTATGGACTACGCAGGGATATATACAGAGTTAGAAGGAAAATTACAAGAGTATTTTAAAGCCTATAGCGATATGTTGAGTAAAACAACATTGGATTATTCATATGGAGCAACTTTAATTGCTATGAAAAATAACAACTATACTAAAGGTGAACTTTGTGGATACATAAATGAAGCGGTTGATACCGTTATTTACGGTAAGTCTAATGAGTATCAAAATTTTGTTGATGATTTATATGGTGAGGTAGTAAAAGACATTAATCAAGGAGATAACCCAATTTTATTTGCGGCAATAAATAGATCGGGCGGTATAACCGGAAAACAAAAAAGAGAATTAGAAGAAAAATTAAAAATACAAGTCTCTACAGGTAAAGGGGAGATATTAAACTCAATAACTAACAACACGACTAACATAGTTTCTGTAGAAAATGAATTGAACTATATTTTTAGACGGTTAGATGTGGTATCATCAAAATTAGATGGAAGGTTACAAGGGACAAACGAACCATTATTATATGACTTAAGTGGTGATACATTCTTCAGTGTAAACGAAAATAGCGGATCTATTATAGATGTACTCACATTTAAAGTTAAAAATATTATTGAAAGTTTTAATGGTTTAATTTATGCTCGAGGATTTACAGGTGATTACTTTAAGAAAAGTAACTCTACTATTGATAGTGGAAGTGGTTGTTCGTCTGTTGTTGTTGGGTTAAACCAATCTTTCTTTGTTGATTGTCCTACTAATAGATATTATAGTCTTATGTCGCCATTCTTCTTAACTGAAAATAAATACCAAACAATGGTTAATGAGTTGACAAGCGGTAATGAAGTTAAAGGTGATACTAATTTGGTTGATCTTATTAAAAGTACATGTGAAAATTTAAAAAACACACAATTCGCACCTTTTAAAACTTATTGGGAGGGAGAATTGAAAAAGTTAGTTGACGACCCAATTTATATACAAGCCTCAACTTGGAAGATACCAGATAACACAGTAAAAACTTGTGGTTACAAAACTCCGGCTGAAGGCAACTTAAACACAAAAACTAAAAGAATTAAAGACTTATATTCAAAAAATAACTTGAATGAACAAAAATCAACATTCAACGGGAAAGTAACATTTAATTAATTATGGCATATCAATATTGGAATAGGTATTCGGATTTTTTGCTCAATGGTGAACAAACTGTTGTACCGTATGTGCAATTACCCTCAAAATCATCTGATAAAAATTACATCTATATTGTTGGACAATCTAGATTGGATAAAGTATCGCAACTTTATTATAACACACCATACTTTGGGTGGTTAATACAAGCGGCAAACCCCCAATATTCAGGAGATGAATACTCAATCCCTGATGGAGCAGTTTTAACAATTCCATTTCCTTTGGTTGCTTCACTACAAGACTATAAAAATACATACGAAAACTATTTCTTCTATTATGGTAGGTGATCAAGAAAATATTTTAGTTGAACTTGATTATGATAACATTAGTTTAATTGACCCAAATAAAACTGTTGATGAACTTGGTAATGTTAGCGATAGATTGGTTAAACAAGAAAACTTAGTTTATTATGCTAATTTAGAATGCAATGTTTTACCAAGAACAAAGTTAGCGGTTGGTACCGCAATGAACGACTCATCAAGAACTATATCAGTTAGTAAAATTAATTTTTTAAATCCCGGAAATAAAACATTCATGGATACCAATTGGGCGGATGAAGTAACGGGCAAGGATACTCTTTCAGGTCAGGGTGTAAATCAACCAAAACAAAACTCGGTAAAAAACCCAAATAAATCTGACGATTATTATATGACACAAAACCTTTGGTCTAATGGTACTCCAGGTGCGGTAGACAATGGTTTGTTAGGTATGAAAGCCATTAGGGTATCAATTGGTACAGATTTTTTACCTGTAATTGATGTTGATTTAGAGGATGTTAAAGGTAGAGCGTTATTTGAAGGTGGAAACAACTCACCATATGCTGCGTTTTTCCAATTACCATACCCACAATTCACATTAACCTTAAAAGGATACTATGGGAAAGCAATTAAGTTTCCTATAATGTTACAGTCTTTTACATCAACATTTGACCCATCAACGCACAACTTTCAAATTAAATTAAAGTTTTATGGGTACAAATATACTTTGTTGTCTTATGTAAATTTTGGAGCTTTAATGGCGGTTCCTCAAATGTATAAAAGTACAATTACCACAACACCTGTAGTTAAACAACAAGGTAATACCACATCTGGTTCTGACTCTGTTACCGCACCACAAACTGTGAGTAGAGGATATCAAAAAATGAAAGAGATTTATTCTGATTATAAATCTAAAGGACTTATTCCTGATAACTTTCCTGAGATAACATTACTACAATTAAAATATAGATTACAAAACTTTATAACAGATGTTTTAGCTCAATTTGAAAAGGAAAACATGGGTCTTCTTACAGACATGACGCTCTTTACAAACAATCTTTTAACCTACCAACAAATTATATTCCTATATGGGAATGGATCATGGTTTTCAACTAACATGGATAGAGAAAATCCTATTGTGTTAAAAACAAAAGAAAATACATTTGTTTTTAAGGAAGTATTAGACTTAGAAAAAAGAGGTATTGCGGTCGCAAAACTTGAAGGAGACATACAACAATATAATGACATCTTAGGTCAAAATAGTATTTTTGGGATTAATGGTAGTTACACAATTGGTGGTATAAAAACTAAGTCAGACATACCATCAAATGTTTCGGTAGGAAAACTAAAAAAACAAGTTGATATAAATCAAATTGATTTGGTTACAACCTATGTTTCACAAAAAAATGCACCTAAAGGAGATTATAAAGAAAGTGATGCTGTTATTATTAACTTTAAACAAACTTTAGAGGGAATTTTAAAGAAAAATAATAACACCGTTTGGTTTTTTGAGGGTTCAAATTCGTTTATGTCAATAACAGATTCTATGGCAAAAAAGGTATCTGAATTTAGAAAAAAAATTGAATATGAAATAAGTGCCTCTTTAGCTACAAAATTTAACGCACAAGGTAATGGTGGTTTGGGATTCGTACCATCAATTAGAAATATACTTGCAGTCTTTTATTGTCAAGGAGAAGCGTTTCTTAGATTGTTAGATGAGGTTCATAAAAAAGCTTGGGACCAAAGAGAAAATCAATTTAGAAGAGCGGCAATATTTGGTAATATTTCCGCAGCACCTAGCGTTGATGTAAAAACATCATCACAAAACAACGAACCAATTTATCCATGGCCACAAGTAATTAAAGAAAGTATTGGTGAGGATAATAAAGAAAAATTTGAAGTTATTTATCCTGGTGATCAAACCGTAGCAAGTACTTATAGGGCGTATAGCCCTGAAGTTTGGCCTGAAGTTGAATTTGTTGAACAATTTATTAAAGGGTATACGGAAAGGTTGGCCGATAAGGATATTGATTTCCAAGTATTCGATAGTAACACCCAACCATTAAGAGAATCTTTAAATTCGATTGATTTCCCCATCTCAAATGAGGTCTTTCAAAATAAAGAAGAATCTAAATACTTTTATGAGATTTACGAAAGACTTATTGTTAATTCTTATTATAGTAGATTCAATAGAAAGAGTGGATATAATTTAAGTATATATGAAGTTGAGTCTGATAGTGAAGCGGTAAATATCCTACAAAGTTTAGGCAATGACAATCCATTCTTATCTAAAAAATTAAAAGAATATCTTTTAGATTCAAACAACTATGTCCCATTTTTAATGCATATATCAAATCAAGGTCAAGGTGAGAGTTGGCAAACATTCTCTAGAGGTGAATTTGTAACCCCATACCTAAAAAATGATGCGGCTAACCCAAATGTTATTTACAATGGGTCTATTTTTTCATCTCTTAAATCTCAACCATCCGTATCGTTATCAAACGCTAATAATATTACAAACATAAATAAGTACTTAAGTAATTCATCAGTATCTAACGAATTTGATTTTGTGGATACATACCCATTTACAAATTTTTCTTGGGTTAAAACAAATATGGCTAATGGGAAAAGTTTAAATAATGTTACAGATGTAATAGACACTAAATTAGTTATAGGTTATAATGAAGTCCATAAAACCGTAACAAACTTTACGCTCTCAGATACTAATAACGACAAAAGACCATTTACACATTTTAATTTTATAAATTTAAATGTCACAATCGACACATCAAACCTTAAGACTTTTTATGAAACAAGAGGGTTTGCAAGTCAGTTGATTACTGAAGGTAATTTAAATTATGAAAACTATACCAACTACTTAACAGATTCTCAAACGACATCAATGTTGAATACCCCATATTTTATTAATGCGATACAACAGGGGGTATTTAATTTCAGATACAAACAAAATGATTTATATCCTTACAAAAATGCTGCTTATCTTTTCTTAAACAGTTTGCCTTTAGCGACTTTAAAAGAAAAATATAAGACATATGCCAATGAAACTGAAACTGATTTAGATTACATTGTTGCAACACTAAAAAAGTTTGGGGCTGTACATAAGTTACCATATGCATGGATATTAAAATACGGATCAATTTGGCACCGATATAAAATTTATAGAGATACAGGAGTCGACATATTAGATGATGTGTGGAAAGACTTTAATTATTTAGAAAATTGGGATCCTGCGACTTCCGCCGCAACATATAACTATAATCTTGTTGTTGATGGGACACAAAAAAATTTAGTTTTGGATACCACAACAGGATCTCCATCATTTACGGATATTAATACAGGATTCTACCCACAATTGATGGATGACTTTAATGTGTTTATACAAGGTCTTAAATTGTTTAGTGGTCAAACACAAGTTTCGGGAACATGTATTGTACAAACAATTACGGGAGCAAGTAATGTTATACAAGTTACGGGAACATGTTCCACAAATGGTACTGGTATTACAATTAATAGTATATCAAATAACTTTATTACTTTACCACATACAATTTTTATTCCTTCACTAAATGCTAATATACAATTAGTGACACAAGTAACTGGTACAACAGGAGGTATTGGATACTATACCACACCATTAAACTTTAGCGCCGCATTTACAACCTTACCGTTTGTGTTGGGGTCATATGGTTACTTAACAAATACAACACCATACCCAATACAACCAGGACAAATTATTGGTGGTAGCCCATCTACATCTGCGGTTACAGTTTTAAATATATACAGTGCAACTACAGGAGTCACTCAAATTTATGAACTAACAAGCACATCGGCAGAAACATATAATTATACTGTGTTGAATCCACCAATACAAGTGATTGCAATTTCAAATAATGTGGTTACAAATGGATCAATATTAAACGGACAGAACCTTAATGGTAATGTTGTTATTACATCACAAGTTTCAGGTTCAACAGGAGGAATAGGATTATACCAAACCTCAACAATACAAACGGCAAACACATCAAACTTTGTTGTTCAAAATGCTTATGTTCAGGGAATTGGGTCACAACAAATACAAAATTATCTTAACGACAATAAGTTAATGATGTTTAACACACAAAACTCAACAATTTTTGAAACATCAGGATTTGACCCAAATAGTAATCAAAGATCTATGAGAGTTAGTCCTTGGTCTGTTGTTGTTAGAAGTACATTACTTCCTGATTCATATTATGTTTTGCCTTCATTTGGTTCTAATATTAATCAAGCAAAAGTTGAAGCGTTTAAGAATCAAAAAATGAAAGTTGAGTTATCTAATAATCCAGCAATGTTTAATGGTAGTGTTAGGTTATTTTGGAACGCACCACAATACGGATGGTTTGATAATTCAAAAATTGTAAAAAATAGTCCCGATACCTACCTTAAAAAAATATTGTTTAACCAATCTAGCCAACAAAACTTTTCATTATATGGTGATATAACACAATACAGTAACTTTGAAGAGTTGTTCACAACATTTGAACTTGAATTAATGGATAAGTTTGAGTCGGAATTTTTAAACTTCAGCAGATCTGTTTACGATTATAACGACACATTACCCAACTATCTTGTACAAGAGGAAAGTTTTCCTGGATCAAAACGATTGCTTAATGGCGTAAGTGAAGAAGAAAAAAGTTATAAAAATTTTCAATACTTAATGAGGTCTTTATTAATAATAAATAAACCAACAGGAACCTCACCAGAAACAAAATTAGAAAATGTAATTACACAACAAAACCAAAGATTCCAATTTGTATTGGGAGAATTTGTTAATTACAATGTCGCATTTAAATTTGGAAATCCAAGTAATTTTAATAAAAGATTATACTATACATTTTCAACAAGATATATTGAGGAACCAATTATTTATGGTCCATACGAACAAGGAAATTTACCACCACAAGTAAGTTTATCACAATCTAAACAACAAAATCCAAAAACTTGGTTGGCTTTAGAAAAATATGTTGGGACATCAACAATACCTCAGTTAGAATATAAAAATAGTGGTTCTTATATTACGGACTTTTTTATTAATATGAATGTTGCGTTTAATGAAAAAAATGTTCAAGATTTTTCACCAATCATTAAAATATTTGCAACTCAAAAATTATTAAACAGTAACTTAAATGTTACAAGTTTTTATAACTTGATGGACAATTATTTAATAGATTCTGAAACTTATATTGGAACAGTTTTAAACACTATGTTACCTGTAGTAAGAAATGGTTTACCTAATGTTTTCATAAATAATGATGATAGCGCTAATAGAGCTGGATTGGAGGCAGGCTTTACAGAACAAACAAGAACGGAACTTTGGGAAACATTTAAAGCGTTAAATGACACATGGATTGCAGGATTTGATTTTCAAAATAAAACACTTTTTGAAGATGTTATGTTGGTTGATAGAGCTAGTAGAAATGTTGGAGATAAAATATTAGTGGACATTTTTGGTATTATTAATTTATTAGAAGATGGTGCAACAGAAAAACACTCAGGGTCAAACTCATATAAGAACACATTACTTGACATGGTTACAACTATTTTAGTACAGAATAACTTCCAACACTTTATGTTACCGTCTTATGTTAATTTTTATAATGTGCAAGACGCACAAAAAAACGCAACACCTAGACCTGATGGAACACTCGAAGTTGGTAATATGATGTTTGGTACTTATTTAAATGTGGATTATAGACAAAGTTCTCCTAAATTCCTTTGTTATTATGTAAACAAACCAAGTGAACATCTTAACTTGAATGACAATATTGATTATAGATTTAGAGATGATGCTTTTGATTTAAGAAGGGCAAGCGACAATCCATTAGTTGAAAACTTGGCAAATAAAAATGATTGGGATAAATCTAATAAGATTGTAGGTTTTAATGTTGATATCACACGAGAGAATCAACAAATATTTACATCGTTCAGTGTTGCTCAGGATCCTGGTAAACCAACATCAGAATCATTGGAAGTTTTAAACCAAATGGCTAACTTAGGTAAAAACAGAAGATCAACAACTCAAAATGTTTCCTTGTATAACTTATACAAAAATAGAAGTTACTCATGTTCTGTTGATATGATGGGGTGTGCGTTAATCCAACCAATGATGTATTTTAATATTAGAAATATACCAATGTTTTCAGGACCATATATGATCACTAAAGTTACTCATGATGTTTCTGAAAACGGATTCAAAACACAATTTGAAGGAATTAGACAACCATTCTATAGTTTACCAACAGTTGACAATTTTTTACAGACATTAAATGAAAAATTAGTTTCTCAATTACAAACTAAAGTTAGAGAAAATGAAGAATTAAACAAAGCTAAATCAGAGAATGTACAAATACAAGCGTCTAATACTATTGCTAATTTAAGTAGTGAAGATACATTAACAAAAAATCAAGATTGTGCGGCACAAATAAAGTCAAGATATCAAGGATTTGTTGCAACCGATGAACCAACACCGACTTCGTTTTCTACAAAAGATTTATATAATACAATTGTACAAGTTCTTTTAGATAATAAATATTCTCAAACCGGAAGTACTTTTGGTTATTTAGTATCTTTAATGTTCACATTTGTATTTGTCGATTCAGGAACTGGTAATGGGTCAGAAATAAAAGCATATGAGAATAATTTTAGCACTATTGATCTAACTCAAGTTTATGCTGATAAATTTTTTGAGTATATAAACAGAAGATACTATTGTGTTTCTAGAGGGTCTAACCCTAACCTTCCGGTGGTTTCGTTCAGAAGTTTATATGATTTTCTAAACTTTGTTCATTATTCAGTAAGAAATTTACCAACAAATATTAAAGCGGAATTACAAAACTTTGGGGATAATGAATTACCTTTTATATATGCAAAACTTTATGTTTTGTATTATCCTGTAAACCAAAACTCTAATGTTTATACTCAAATTGAAAAGGACAAAAATCAAATAGATAAATTAAGACAGGAGTTTATAAGCGCGGCAAATGTATTAACGGCAATTTTACAATAAACATGATATTTATAAATAAAAACATATATGAACACTAAATTAATATTAGATAACTACTTGGGTAAAAATACAAGAGTTTCAGAAAAAGATATGGGTGATGGTACTAAACAAGTTTGTGATTTAGACACAGGAGATTGTTATACTGTAAGAATAAAAGACGGATTGATTGAAAGAGTTGACAATACAATGAAGACATTCAAAAAAATTCAAGTAGAAACCAAAAATGGTATAAAAACTTTATTGAATGGATAAGATGAAAATTGACGAAAAAATATTAAATGAGATTGCAAGATATCAATCAATAAATAAGTATATCATGGAACAAGATGTTCCACCACCGGTTGAGGATCCAGCATTAACGGGAGCAGGAGCACCACCACCACCAACTGATGCCGCAGGAGCACCACCAGCGGCAGGAGCGACTCCACCACCCGCACCACCCGCAGGAGAACCTATTGATTTATCTAAAGATCCTGATGTTGAAGAATTACCTGGTGATGATGAAGAAGGAACAGAGGGTGAAGGTGAAACTGAAGAACTAGATATAACGGACTTAGTTGATTCACAAAAAACTATGGCAGATAAACAAGAAGAATATTTTGAAAACTTGTTTAATCAAATTAAAACAATGGAAGAAAAATTGGCCGAAATGGACAATATAGTTCAAAAAATTGATATATTGGACGCTAAAGTTGAGAGATATAGACCTAAGACACCACAAGAAAAACTTGAACTAAGAAGTTTAGATTCCGGACCATACAAACAAAACTTAGCAGACTTCTTCAAAGACAAAGAAGAAGAAATGGAAAAAACAGGTAAAAACGAATATGTTTTAACCCAAGATGAAGTTGAAAACTTTAGCCCTTCCGACATTGAAAAAACATTTAATGAACCAATGGAAGACGAAGACGATATTTTATTAAACAGATATAATTCATAAGTTTTAAGGTCGAAAATATAGACCTTAAACTTTTTTTACAATACTATTTGACTATACCTTTTTATATACCTATAATTCTACAATAAACCTTTAATTTAAATTTAACTAAAATGGCGACAAATTCATTAGACGCAGTACTTTCACAGTACGAAAAATCACAAAGTAGCTCAAACGCTACATCAAAAATGTCTTCAGAAGACCGTATGAAAAAATATTTCGCGGCAATATTGAAAGACAACGAAAAACAAGGTCAACGGACAATCCGTATTTTACCTACAACAGACGGATCTTCACCATTCAAAGAAGTATGGTTTCACGAAGTTCAAGTAGACGGTAAATGGCAAAAATTTTACGATCCAGCAAAGAATGACAATGAGCGTTCACCTTTGAATGAAGTTTATGAAGAACTTATGTCAACAGGAAAAGAATCTGACAAACAATTAGCAACACAATATAGATCTCGTAAGTTTTATATTGTAAAAGTTGTTGATCGTGATAACGAACAGGATGGCGTAAAATTTTGGAGATTTAAACACAACTACAAACAAGAAGGTATCCTTGACAAAATCATTCCTATTTGGAAGGCTAAAGGAGATATTACAGATCCTGATAATGGTCGTGATTTAATTCTTGAGTTAACAAAAGCTAAAACACCAAAAGGCGCGACTTACACGGTTATCCAAACTGTTATGTATGACGACCCAACCCCAATTTCTAAGGATACGGATCAAATGGCTGATTGGGTTGGTAATGAAATGACTTGGGAGGATGTTTATTCAAAAAAACCTGTAGAATACCTTGAGGCACTTGCAAGAGGAGAAACCCCAAGATGGGATTCTGAAAAGGGCGGATACGCTTATTCAAACAATGAAACATCTGAAGTTTCTATTGGAGGCACAAAATCAGTTTCAATTACTGAGGTTGCGGACCCACAAAAAAATGATGAAGTAGACGAAGACTTACCATTCTAATTTAATTAAAAAAACTATAACGGGAGCAGTTTATTGTTCCCGTTTTTTTATGTATATTTTATATAACAATTATTAATTATTATGGCATTGAAAAAGAAAGAATTTAGTTTAGACGCAATAAAAAGTAAGTTTTCCACCAAAACAAAATATAAACCCGAAAGTTTTTATAATTGCGGGGAAGCGTTTATGAACTCTTGTGGATTACCCGGACCTGTAATGGGGGGTGTTAACATGTTTTTAGGGCACTCAAATACTTCAAAAACAACGGCAATGATTCTTGCTGCGGCTGACGCACAAAAGAAAGGTCATTTACCTGTTCTTATTATTACTGAGAAAAAATGGTCTTGGGAACATGCAATTGAATTAGGATTGCAAGCGGAGAAAAACGAACTTGGTGAGTATGATGGTATGTTTATTTTTAACGATTCATTTGATGTGATTGAACAAGCAACTGAGTTTATTAATGAAATACTTGATTCTCAAGAAAAGGGAGATATACCTTATAATTTATTGTTTTTATGGGATAGTATTGGTAGTGTACCTTGTCAGATGACTTTTGATGGAAAAGGCGGTGGAATGCACAACGCTAAGGTACTTGCAGATAAGATTGGTATGGGGATTCATTCAAGAATCTCAAAATCTAAAAAAGAAGAATATCCTTATTATAACACTTTGGTGATTTTAAATCAGCCTTGGGTGTTACTTCCTGATAATCCATTTGGACAACCTGAAATCAAGGCTAAAGGTGGTGAAGCGGTATGGTTGGCATCATCATTAGTGTTTTTATTTGGTAATCAGAAAAAAGCGGGTATTAGTCACATTGACGCCACTAAGAATGGTAGAAAAGTGTCGTTTGCAATTAGAACAAAAATTTCTATATTAAAAAACCATGTTAATGGTCTTGGATATAAAGATGGTAAGATCATTGCAGTACCACAAGGTTATATTACAGACACAAAAGAGTCTTTGGATAACTATAAGAAAGAATATTCAGATTATTGGGAAACAAAATTAGGATATTCAGATTATTCTTTAGACGAATCTGATGATGACTCTGACGAGTAAAAAAGTATTTTCAAACAACTTAAAAAATTTAAATGATTAAAACTCTTGTTATTGACGGCAACAATCTACTAAAGATTGGGGTTTGTGGGGTCAAAGATTTTTATAATAACGGAGAACATGTTGGTGGGATTTGGCATTTCTTAAACACAACCAAAAGATTTTTAGATGAAGGAAACTACAATAAAGTTGTGGTTTGTTGGGATAACGAAAGTAATTCAACGCAGAGAAGATTATTTTACCCCAATTATAAACTTAACCGAAGACAAGCAAATACCGAAGAACAACTCCATTCATTCTCATATCAAAAAACAAGAGTAAAACAATATCTTGAAGAGATGTTTATAAGACATATTGAAATTGATGATTGTGAGGCTGATGATATTATTGCGTACTATTGTAAAATATCTAAAGACGAACACAAAACTATATTCTCAAGCGATAGAGACCTTACACAGCTTATCTCTGAAGATGTGAGTATCTATTCCCCAATTACTAAAAAACATTATAAGAATGGGGATATGATTAAAATGTGCGATGTTGAAATACCTCATTATAACATTAAAACTTGGAAAATATTATCTGGTGATAAGTCAGACAACATTAATGGAATTTATTATTTGGGAGAAAAAACATTAGTTAAGTTATTTCCTGAGTTACTTGACAAAGAAGTAAATATCTCCGATATTTTAACAAAAGGGGAATTACTTTTAAAAGAAGATAAAGACAATCCCGCATTAAAAAACCTGTTAAGTGGTAGAACAAAAGATGGTATTTTTGGTGATGAGTATTACGAGATAAATAAAAAACTTGTGGACTTATCGGAACCACTAATAAGTGAAGAAGGAAAAGAATTAGTTGAATCTTATTATTCCGAGTCGATGGATCCCGACGGAAGAGGACATAAGAATTTAATTAGAATGATGATGGAAGACGGACTCTTCAAATACCTACCTAAGAGGGACGATGCTTGGGTTAGTTTTTTGACACCTTTTCTAAAATTAACAAGAAAAGAAAAAAACAAATTTAAAAACAAAAAAAATTAAAAAAACAAAATGAAAGAACAGGATATTACAAAGACAGAATTTTTGTTAATGTGCAACGACAACATCGTAGTTCAAAGATTCTTTAATGTTAGAGGGTTTAACAAAAACGCTCATAAATCGGAAGAATTTTATAATCATGTTGACTATCTTTGCCGCGATCTCAAAAATGATTTAAAAATGAGATCAATAGTTTATATGTTGGACCACCAATACGATATTTTAGAGAATCCGGAATTACTTAATACATCAATTACTGATGGTCCAGAAAATTTTAATTTAATTATTAAGGTAGGAGATATGACAATTTGTCATAGACGGTTTGACGCAAAACCATACCCCCCAAAGGTCAGATATACCGTAGACCTACGCCCAAAGTTAAAATCTATCATGGCGGAGTTAACTGACATTTTTTCAGGTCAAAAATTTAATTATTTTTATCCCGAATTTATTAAAAACTAGGACTATTTATCTTTACTAAAGTAAAAAAAAATATGGCGACTATCAAAAATTTTGAGTATTTAGGTAATACATTTCAGTTACAATTGTTAAATCAAATTATTATAGATAAAGACTTTTCACACTCAATTCTTGATGTTATTGAAAATAATTATTTTGAAAATAAGTACTTTAAAATAATTATTCAAATGGTTAAAGAGTATTATATTAAATACGATCACACACCATCCTTTGAAACATTAGAACAGATTACAAAATCTGAACTACAACAAGAGATTGCATCCAAAATAGTTTTGGATACAATTAAGAAAATTAAGGACTCACCTATAGATGGTGTAACTTTTGTTCAGGAAAAGGCGTTAAAATTTTGTAAACAACAAGAGTTACAAAAAGTGATGGGTAAGGCTCAAAAAATCATCGATGGTGGTGAATTTGAAAATTATGACACTCTTGAAGAATTGGTTAGAGGAGCGTTACAAGTTGGGGCAAAAGACACAAGTATATTAAATGTATTTTCTAATATTGATCAAGTGTTAGAAGATGATTATAGACACCCAATCCCAATGGGAATACCAGGTATTGACAGACTATTAAAAGGTGGTTTAGCAAGAGGTGAAATTGGGGTTATTTTAGCACCAACAGGTGTAGGTAAGTCTACTATTTTAACTAAGATTGCAAATCACGCATTTAATATGGGAAATAATGTATTACAAATATTTTTTGAGGATAACCAAAAGGTAATTCAAAGAAAACACTACACATTATGGACAAAAATACATCCTGATGATTTATCAGAAAAAAGAGAAGAAGTTATCTTAAAAGTTAAAGAAGTTGAGGAAACAATGACAAACAAATTAATTTTAAAAAAATTACCATCAGATACTGTAACTATGTTACAAATTAAGAACCAAATTAGAAAAATGGTTGCGGATGGTACTAAGATTGATATGGTATTATTGGATTATATTGATTGTGTAGTACCTGACAAACATTTAGGGGATGAATGGAAAAGTGAAGGTTCGGTAATGAGAGCATTTGAAGCTATGTGTCACGAAATGAATCTTGTAGGTTGGACTGCAACACAAGGTAACAGAGCTTCAATATCGTCCGAAGTAGTGACAACAGATCAAATGGGTGGATCAATTAAGAAGGCACAAGTGGGACATGTTATTATAACTGTAGCCAAGACTCTACAACAAAAAGAGTTAAAGTTGGCAACAATAGCAATTACAAAATCAAGAATCGGAGACGATGGCGTTGTGTTTGAAAACTGTAAGTTTGATAATGCAATGATTGATATTGATACTGAAAGCTCAATGACCTTTCTTGGTATTGAGGAACAGAAAGAAGAAAGACAAAGACTAAGAGTTAAAGAACTTTTAGAAAAAAGAAAAGAAAGACAAACACAAAACAATTAACAAATAAATTTAAATAAAATGAATATTTCGCAAAAAATATTAAGTGACATTACTGTCTTTATGAAGTATGCCAAGTTCCAACCCCAAAAAAATAGGAGAGAAACTTGGGAAGAGTTGGTTACTCGTAACAAAGAAATGCACCAAAAAAAATACCCTAAAATTACAAGTGAAATCGAAGAGGTATATAAAATGGTATATGATAAAAAAGTATTACCGTCAATGAGATCTTTACAGTTTGGTGGTAAATCAATTGAAATTTCACCAAACAGGGTTTACAACTGTGCTTATATGCCAATTGACCATGTTGACTCTTTTTCTGAAACAATGTTTTTACTTTTAGGAGGAACAGGAGTTGGGTATTCAGTTCAAAAACATCATGTTGAAAAATTACCCGACCTTAAAAAACCAAACAAAGAAAGAACAAGACGATACCTAATTGGTGACTCTATTGAAGGATGGGCAGATGCTATTAAAGTATTAATGGAATCGTATTTGGGTTACAAATCGTCAACACCTATATTTGATTTTTCAGATATTAGACAAAAGGGGGCAATGCTTGTTACATCGGGAGGAAAGGCGCCAGGACCACAACCATTGAAAGATTGTATTCATAATATTACAAAAGTTTTGGATAACAAAAAAGATGGTGAAAAATTAACACCAATTGAAACTCACGATATTGTATGTCATATTGCAGATGCGGTATTGGCAGGAGGTATTAGAAGAGCGGCACTTATCTCATTATTCTCGGCTGACGATGAAGAAATGATTTCTTGTAAATCTGGTAGTTGGTGGGAACAAAACGCACAAAGAGGTAGAGCTAATAACTCGGCAGTACTTCTTCGTCACAAAATTACTAAAGAATTCTTTACAGGTCTTTGGAAAAGAATTGAATTATCAGGGGCAGGAGAACCGGGTATCTATTTGTCAAACGACAAAGATTGGGGAACAAACCCTTGTTGTGAAATTGCACTTAGACCATTCCAATTTTGTAACCTGTGTGAGGTTAATGCTTCAGATATTGAATCACAAGAAGATTTTGATGCAAGAGTTAAAGCGGCGTCATTCATTGGTACATTACAAGCGGGATACACCGATTTCCATTATCTAAGAGACATTTGGAAACGAACAACTGAAAAAGACGCACTTATTGGTGTTGGAATGACAGGTATTGGTTCGGGTGTTGTTTTGGGTTATGATATGAAAAGAGCGGCTAAGATGGTTAAAGAAGAAAATGAAAGAGTTGCTCAGATGATTGGAATTAATAAATCAGCAAGAACAACAACGGTTAAACCATCAGGTACCTCATCGTTAGTGTTGGGAACATCATCAGGAATTCATGCTTGGCATAATGATTATTATCTAAGAAGAATCCGTGTAGGTAAGAATGAATCAATCTATTCTTACTTATCGAATAATCACCCTGAGTTGATTGAAGATGAGTTTTTCCGTCCTCACGACACTGCGGTTATTGGTATACCACAAAAAGCACCAGAAGGTGCAATCATAAGACATGAGTCTGTATTTCAAATGTTAGAAAGAGTTAAAAAAGTGTCTCAAGAGTGGATTAAACCTGGACATAGAAACGGACAAAACTCTCACAACGTATCTGCAACGGTTTCAATTAAAGAAGATGAGTGGGACTTGGTGGGTGAATGGATGTGGAATAATAGAGATTTCTACAATGGATTGTCAGTCCTACCCTATTCTAATCATACCTATAAGCAGGCACCTTATGAAGATTGTACTAAAGAAGAATATGAAAGATTACTAACGACATTAAAAAATGTTAATCTTACAAAAGTAATTGAATTACAAGACAATACTGACCTACGAGGAGAGGCTGCTTGTTCTGGAAATCAATGCGAGATAGCTTAAAATAAAAAGTATTACCAAATAGTGAGTTATTTATATTTTCTCGCTATTTGGTATATTTATATGTATGGGAAAAAAAGGTATAACAAAATATTTTGGTTTATTTGAAAAAAAACAAAGATTCGGTAAATATGAAGTAATTGATGGTAATGTCACTATGGATGGTGAAGCTAAAGTTTTTTGTGTTTGCGATTGTGGAGATATACATAATGTCGCTTGTTATACACTACTAAAAGGTACTAGTAAGGGATGTAAATTATGTACACAGTCAAGACCTAAAGAATTGAATCCCGCTTGGAGAGGATACGGAAATGTGCCGGGGAGAAAACTATCAAGAATCACCAAGGGTGCGAAAAATAGAAACATAGAAATTAATATAGATATAAAATTTTTGTCAGAATTATATGAAAAACAAAATGGTAAATGTTATTATACTGGTTTACTAATAAATTTTGATGACGGATCGGCATCCTTAGAAAGAATAGACAGTAAGATTGGTTATGAAGAATCTAATGTTGTTTGGGTTCATAAAAATGTTAACATTATGAAGAGAGATTTATCTTATGAAGAATTTTATAATGTGTGTAAATTAGTTTTTGAAAATAAAAAAGAAAATATTTAATACAAATGACTGTAAACGCATCAAAAGACTGGGTTCAACAATTATATATTAGAGAATTTGGATCTAAACTACAACCAAATCATTTTTACTATAATAGTGAAGGTAAAATGGTTATGACTGAAGAATATCATAAACTTAGAGGAAGTTGTTGTGGTAGTGGATGTTTACATTGTGCTTTTTATCCACCAAAAATTAAAGGTAATAAAGTATTAAAATCTCAACATTAAGTTGGGATTTTTTTTTGACATATTTTTATAGTTTTTACTTAAAAAAACGATAACATATATTTATGTCATATGGCAAATGGTATAACTTATGGGATTTCTTTTCCTTTTGTAGATTCTTTTACGGGGAGGTATCTTGATGTTACTGAAACAACAGAAGGTGAGACTAGAACAAACTTGGTTCATTTATTGTTAACAAGAAAGGGAAGTCGATATTTTCTACCTGATTTTGGGACAAGATTATATGAATATATATTTGAACCATTAGATGGTCCGACATTTTCAGATATTGAATCAGAAATTAGAGATACCGTTAAAACATATATGCCAAATTTACAAGTTACAAATGTGACAGTTGAACCGGCATCAGCAGGATTGGAAGATAAAGGATTTACCGTAAACGAATACGGTGAAAGAGAATTTAAAGTTACAAATATTGCAACTTTAGAACACACGGCAAGAATAAAAATAGACTATAGAATTACCGACTCAGCTTTTGAATCTCAAGATTTTATAATTCTAAATATTTAATTTTATATGGCAGAAAAAAAGATTTCATATACCGCAAGGGATTTTCAAGGCGTTAGGACAGAACTTATAAATTTTACTAGAACTTATTATCCCGATTTAGTGCAAAATTTTAACGATGCGGGTATTTTTTCCGTAATGTTAGATTTGAACGCTGCCGTAACTGATAACTTAAATTATCAGATAGATAGAAGTATTCAAGAAACAGTTTTACAATTTGCACAACAAAAAAATTCAATTTACAATATTGCAAGAACCTATGGTTTAAAAGTACCGGGGCAAAGACCTTCAGTTGCGTTAGTTGATTTTTCAATAACAGTTCCCGCTTTTGGAGACAGAGAAGATTTAAGATATTGTGGTATATTAAGAAGAGGATCCCAAGTTAGTGGAGCGGGACAACCTTTTGAAACTGTTTATGACATAGATTTCCAATCGCCAGTAAATGCTGAAGGATCACCAAATAGGGTTAAAATACCAAATTTTGATTCAAGTGGAAAACTTATAAATTATACGATCCTAAAAAGAGAAGTTGTTGTAAACGGGATTACAAAAGTTTACAAAAGAGTAATAACCCCTAATGATGTAAAACCATATTTAGAGTTATTCCTTCCTGAAAAAAATGTTTTAGGTATTTCAAGTGTTTTATTAAAACAAGGTACTCAGTATTCAACAATACCAAATCCACAAGATTTTTTAGTTATAGGCCCTGAAAGATTCTTTGAAGTTGATGCTCTTGTAGAAGATAGAGTGTTTGTTGAAGACCCTACAAAAGTTTCTGATCAACCAGGTGTTAAAGTTGGTTTGTATATTACAACTTCTAACAAGTTTATTTCAGAATATACTCCACAAGGTTATTGTAAAATGACTTTTGGTGGTGGAAATATTTCTGCGGATGAACAATTACGACAATTTGCAATTGACGGTAAAGGTTTTGATTTGAGTAGATATACAAACAACTATTCATTGGGAGCCGCACTTACAGCAAACAGTACTTTATTTGTACAATATAGAATTGGCGGCGGTTTATCTAGCAATGTTGGTATTAATACAATCAATCAAATTGGTACCGTATCATTTTCGGTAAATGGACCATCTGAAAGTGCTAATAGAAATGTTATCAATAGTTTACAATGTAATAATGTAACGGCAGCAATTGGAGGAGCTAACCCACCGACAACTGAAGATGTTAGAAACATGGTTTCGTTTAATTTTGCGGCACAAAATAGAGCGGTAACCGTAAATGACTACAATTCAATATTAAGAACAATGCCGGCACAATATGGGGCACCAGCAAAAGTGGCTATTACTGAAGAAAACAATAAGATTAGAATTAAAATGTTGTCTTACGATTCTAGTGGGACTTTAACTAATGTTGTTTCAAATACATTAAAACAAAATGTTGCAAACTATCTATCAAATTATAGAATGATAAATGACTACATCTCAATAGAGGCGGCCGAAACAATAGATTTAGCGGTTACAGTTGATGTTGTTTTAGATAATAGTCAAAATCAAGGATCAGTTATTGCTAAAACAATACAAATTGTTACTGACTTCTTTAATCCCCTTGTTAGAAATTTAGGACAAAATGTTAACATATCTGAATTACGAAGATTAATACAATCTGAAAATGGAATTGTTAGTATAAACGATGTTTTATTTTACAACCAAGTAGGTGGTCAATATTCGTCAAGTCAAACCTCAATGCCTTACGCTGACACAGTAACAAGACAAATCCAACCTTCCGCAGATACAATATTTGCAACACCAACACAAATCTATCAAGTAAGATACCCAAATAAAGATATTAATATTAGAGTATTAAACTTAAAATCTGTTAATTTCTCTTAGTGGTTTATTTTTTTCAGAACAGGTGTATTTTTTATGAAAATAGGAAATAAACTATTTATGAAAAAACGAATTTTTAATGTCTAAATCATATAGAATAAGAACCGAAGTCGGTGTTGATAAATATATAAATGTCAATTTAGAACAAGATTGGGAATCTTTGGAGATACTTTCCTTAAAGATCCTTGCGAACAATGTATACAGTAGATTTTGTTCAACATATGGAGTTGTAACGGGAAGAGTGTTTGTTAATGGTGGGTATGGTTTGCCAAATGCAAAGGTATCCGTTTTTATTCCACTTGACGATACTGACGAATTAGACCCAGTTATTTCTGAATTATATCCTTTTAAAACAATTGGAGATACAAATGAAGATGGTTATAGATATAACCTACTTCCAAAATTACCATCATACAAAGGACATGCCTCAACAGGAACATTCCCAAATAAAGGTGATGTTCTTATGGACGAATCATATATTGAAGTATATGACAAATATTATAGATTTACCGTAACAACAAATGAGAGTGGTGACTTTATGATTTTTGGTGTTCCTGTTGGAGAACAAACCATAGTTATGGATGTTGATCTTTCAGATATAGGGTGTTTCTCAATGTCTCCGCAAGATTTAATCCAACAAGGATTAGCGACAGAAAGTCAAGTTAATGGGGCAAGATTTAAGTCCTCAACAAATTTAAGAGAATTACCACAAATTAAAAATCTGATATATAACATTGATGTTAGACCATTTTGGGGGGCTGAAGATTTTTGTCAAGTTGGAATAACAAGGGCAGACTTTGACCTTACTAAATTGGCAAATATTACAATCCAACCAAGCTCAGTGTTCATGGGTTCAATCATTTCTAACACAAATGACGACGCCCTTAAAATAAGTTGTAAACCAAAAAACAACACAGGAAATTTATGTGAGTTGGTTGCGGGGCCTGGTGAAATACAAGGCATTAGACAAACAATATATTCCGATTCTATGGGTCTACCAATATTGGAAAGATGGGATATAGAACAAGCGGGTAAAGTAATTGATGGGGATGGTACCTTTTTAGTAAATGTACCAATGAACTTGGATTATATATACACAAATGAATTTGGAGAAGAAATAATTTCAAATGACCCTAAAAAAGGAATACCAACAAAAGGTAAATACAGATTTAAATTTAAATGGCAAACACAACAAGGGTTACAAGGAACTTCTTTAAGAGCCGATTTTTTGGTTCCAAATGTTAAAGAACATGGATGGTCAGATTACGAACAAGACCCTTTTCTGATATATAGTGAGTCAATATACAATTACCCAACAATTCCTGCTGGAGTTAATTCAGGGGCCACAATCACAGCTTCAAGTTCTTTTGGGTTAATAAATCCCGTTTTTTATAACCTTGAAAGTTATACGATATTCATTAATGGAATTAATTACTTTGGGTCAACAGAATCAATTCAGATCACTAACGGTGATACATTCCAAATTGTTGCAACTCCAATTGACCCAACACAAGCAATTAACATTAGTTTTACAAGTGTCCCTCAATCTTTATTTGATGTTTATAAATCATACGCTTTTTCAACAGATTGGGATGATTATGCAGATAGTCAAGATGCCATAGATTGTGAAGATAGTTTCTATGAATTCTATTATAACAAAGTTTATACTACCGCAATGTTTTTGGATAGATATAAAAATGGGATTGGTAGGGCTAAACACTTGGGAATAAAAGAAATTGACGATAGATCTTGTAGGTCAAATGTTAATACTTTCCCAGTAAACGATATTATAAGAAACTTTGACGCAATATTTTTTATTTTTAACATTCTTATAAATATTTTAACATTCCCAATTCTAACTCTGTTATTTGTTGCTCACGCGTTTGCATTTATGTGGCCAATATTAAAATATGTTTTAATCGCAGTTGGCATAATGTTAACTATAGGGGCTGCTCGGTCATCCGCGTATCTATTTCAATTAGGAATAATGGCAATTAACTCGGCGCTCATGTACATCAGTGTTGGTACTGTATTGGAAACAGCTCGACTAATATTGCAAGGTATTTCTTTCATTGCAATTGCGGCGTTTGATATAGTATATGCTTTGGCGTATACGGCATTTGCCATATACGCAGCGATAAGAATAAAAGGTTTTCCAAGGATAGGATTACCCATGATTTCATATCCTGATTGTACAAGTTGTGACTGTGATTGTAAAGACGCACCCTTAGATGATGATTTTGACACAAACTCCATAACCAATCAATTAAATCAAGCCGCGGCAGCATATCAATCAGAACAAGAAAATGGGTCTGATTTAATTTTATCAACACCAAATTCTTTAATTGCCCCTGTAAACTACTCTGGGTCATTTAACTTAGATCACCCAAATTTACAAGAAA